TCTGATCCACCGACACAGACAAGAGATGCTTTAAGGAGGCACACCGATGCCCTCGAGCCCGATCAGCGCACTGCTCGTTCCCGGGATGCGGAGCGAGTTCGCCCTCGCCTACCAGCCCCGTTACTCGGGGATCGTCGCGGCCATCGGCGATGTCGCCTGGCTCGACGCCACGAGCGACAAGCTCCTGGAGATCTACGGGATCATCGACGCGGCGCTCCACCCGGTGCGGTGGGACCCCGGTCGAACGATCCCGACCTCCAGCATCAGCGGCACGAACTTCACGATCACGAACCGCGACTTCGGTCGCCGCGTGAAGCTCCCCCGCAACGTGGACGACGAGCAGACGGGGAACGTCGTCGCCGTCGCCCGGATGCTGGGTCAGCGATGGGGCCTGATCCCGGAGAGGATCTTCTACCAGTACATCCAGACCGGAACCGACGCGGACCTGCTCCCCGCGGTGCCCAACAGCGCGGACGGCAACGCGCTGTACCTCACCACGACCCGGTACGGGTCGTCCAGCGGCAACGTCGTGACCGCGACCGGAACCAGCACCACCCAGACGGTCATCACGGACCTCTACTCGGGGGTGCGGCGGTTCGCGGAGTTCCAGGACCAGGAGTCCCAGCCCTTCTTCGACGTCGCCGCCATCAAGGGCGGGATCACGGTCTTCTACGGGACCTCCATCACGGAGGTCATGGAAGCCGTGGCCGTCCAGACCCTCACCCACTCGGTCGTGAGTTCGACCGGGGCGGCCGTGACGAACCTCGTGATGGCCGGCTCGGTGAAGTGGAACTTCATCCCGAGCCAGAGGATCACGAACACGCGGTTGTACCTGTTCCTCCGGAACCTGCCCAACGAGCTGCGGCCCGTCGTCCGGCAGGTCCGCAAGGGCATGACGGAGGCCCAGGGGAACTGGGAGACCTCCGACTACACGCGTGACACCGGCGAGACGTACTTCCAGTTCCACAGCCGTGAAGGCTGGGGCTCCCCGAACGCTCGGGGCACCATCCGGATTTCCTAGGTAACCATTTGCCCCACAGGGGCGGAAGGAGCTGTTATGGCCAAAGGCGGGCGTTCCCCCATCAAGCCGTCGAACGTTCAGCTGGGTGAGTCGGAGAGCGTGGAAGACCAGGTGACTTCCAGCTCGACCCCGGTGGTCGTGGACGTTCCCAGAAACGAACCGGAAGGCGAAGGCCTTTACTGGTTCGGAGCCCTTCCCGCGGAAGGGATACAGGTGACCCTGATGCAACCCGCAGAGGGTCAGCCCCCGAATTACGACCGGGAGGACGGCAGGGTGGAAGTGGAAATGACCGCCATGGAGGCGTGGTACCCGAGAACCAAGGGTCAGCCTCCGATTTGGCTGGGACGGTGCCGGTGGTACCAGAATCTGGGAGTCACCGGAATGGAGTTCGTCGCGTTCTCGGAAGAGCGCGTTCGCGAGGCGGCGAACGAGTCCCGCAGCTTTCTCATGGCGTGGCCGGGAAAGATCGGGATTCTCAACGACGTTCAGCTCAAGGTTATCCTCGAATCGGTGCGGAACCACGCCATTCGCCCGAAGAGCGAGAACGTGGCCGACATCGTGAACTACCTGCACGGACACATGCCCGGGTGCCCGGGTCCGCTTCGCGGATGCACGTGTGTCAAGATCGAGGCGGAAACCCCGCAGACCCCGGAGCTTCGTCGTCGCGTCGTCAAGGAACGTTCCCGCGTCGGTGACCTGCCGATGGCGGACTTCGTGTACCTCCGGCGGCTCAAGGCGGACCTGGACCACGACCCCAAGCTCTACTACCGCTTGGCTCCGTCGATGGAGCAGTTCCTTCGCAAGCCCCCGGTTTCGCTCGCGGAGGATCTCGACAAGATGAACGTGAAGGAGGCGGTCCCCGCCGCTGCCACCGGATAGCACGGCGCGGCACCGGCGGGCCGTGTAATAGATGCCCGCAGCCCCAACACGGTCTGAGATCGAGACTTCGTGGAAAGCCGCGATCAATCTCTTCCACCAGACCTACAAGTACGGGTCCAAGAACGCCACCAACTTCCTCGCCCTGCTCGACACCCTCCAGCAGTCGATGGAAGGCGAGTTCATGTCGGAGGCCGTCTCCGTCGCGGAGGCGCTCCGGAGCAGCCTCGCCGGACTGGTGACCCGTTCGACGGCGCAGGCGCTCTTCCGCCCCTTCCTCCAGATGTACATGCGGCACGTGATCGGACGGACCGACCTCTCCTCGGATGAGGAGATGCTTCAGGAACTCTACCGGTACTTCATCGACAACAACCTTCGGGTCCAGGGGCGGGACATCACCTATGGAACCCCAACCGCTGCGTCCGGCATACACGGAACGACCCAGGTCTTGCGGTTGACCCGGGACCGGTACAACTTCCCCATCGAGTCCTGCTACGTGGACAAGAAGCGGCTCCGGTGCATTCTCGACTCCAACACCGGGGCAGGCATCGGGGGTGAGTCCTGGAACATCAAAGGGCAGACTCGCCCCAAGGACGATCTTTACCGCTCCGGCTCCGGGGAGCAGGGAATTCTCACCGGGCAAACCATCGACAGCTCGCTCTTGAGCAACCCTGGATTCAGAACGCTGGGCGGATCGGCGGGGCTCCCTGACGATATCCCGGATTGGGTGTCGTCGGTGCAGCCGGTGAGCAGCACGGTTTTCGAGTACGACTCGACCAATTACTTTCGCAGGACCATCAGCGACGGCTCCAGCGGAACCGTGTACTCCCTGAAGCTCAAGGCGTCGGTGACCCTTTCCCAGAAACTCACCGTCAAGGGAACCCAGCTGGATACCAACACCCCGTACCTCACCGCCGTGGTGTGGAACCGAGCCCTGGGTGCAGGGTCCGGCACCCTCACCATCCGCCAGGGAAACGTCCAGCAGTCGATTGCCGTCGCCGCCCAGACCGGCTGGGTCGTCTCGTGCGTTCCCACGGCTCCCACGTGGGCCTGCTGGTACCGGGTCTTTGCCAAGGACGACGTGGATATCTCGTTGCAGTGGGCGAGGTCGGGCGGGGACATCCGAATCGCGGAGGTCCTGTTCCTCCCGGGCACCTACTTCGACGGCAGCTACTACTGGGTGCTTCCGTCCAGCGTGGCGACCTACGTTCCCCCCAGGATTGACGACGAGTTCAACTGGGCGGATATCTCCCCAGACTCGATCATCCAGGCGTGCCTGGCGTTCGCGTGGCCGGGCTTCTATCTCCCGTCCAGCATCGGAAGTTCAATTTCGTTGTCCGATCCATAACAGAGAGGATATCACGATGGCGAGTGCAACGATAGCACTGAACGGGAACCTTTCCGGCGCGGTGGACTTGGGCATCTACCAGCCTGGGAACAAGATCGTCGGGTTCATCATGCCGTCCGGATGGGACGCTGCCGCACTCACGTTCCAGGTGTGCGACACCGTGGACGGAACCTTCGTGAACCTCTACGACGACAACAACACGGAGGTCTCCCTGTCCGCCGCGGCCTCCAGGGCCATTGGCCTTCGCAAGGACCAGAGCGACGTCCTCGGGCGCTGGAGGTTCATCAAGGTCCGCAGCGGGCCGGCGAGTTCCCCGGTGACCCAGACCGTGGAGAGGATCATCAAGATCGTGGTCAAATAACACCATGGACTCAACATCTTGGACGGTCATCGGTGGTATGGCTGCGGCGATAGTCGCCATGGCGGGTTTCGTCGGAAAGCTATACCACGACCTGGCGTCAATGGGAAGAAGATTGTCCGTGTGCCAAGAGGCTCGAATCTCAATGGCCGAGGAGCATCACCGGGAGGTTTCAACCCTCAAGGATATGATCCGGTCCAGAAAGAACGGTGGGAGCCATGGCCCCTAATAGTGATCTCGAAGGAATCATCAAGAGCCTGGAGGCCGGGATAAAATCCGAGCTGGCCGAGATCGTCTCCGACATCTCCGACCTGAACCCGGAGGCCATTGACGAGACGTTGCTTCAAACAGTTGAGAAAATCGTCTGTTCAGCCAGGTGCAGGCTGGAGAGGGTCAAGAACGGAGGATAACCCGTGTCGCTGGACTCTGAAGTCAAGGCCCGGTGGTCGAACCAAATCCTGGTCCAGGCCTCCAACCCCCAGAACTCCTCCCAGACGACCATCGACCAGACGAGGCTGACCAACGCCGAGACGGACGTCGAGGCGGCGTTCAAGGTCATGTGCGGGGTGGCCTATGACAATACGGATGCCCGTCACGTCATGTATGCCACGGAAGGAGTCTACGTTCGGCTCCTGGTTCTGACCGGCCAGTCCCCGAATGCAGAGTGGAAGGAATGGAAGAAGGACCTCAAGGAGGAGCTGGCGCTCGTGACCGGCCGCGACCGCATCAAGCCCTCCAGCAACTCCCAGTACAAGGTCACCCGCGAGGAACCCAACGAACTCCCACGGGCGGACAAGAGCGTGTTCGATAACTACTTCATCCCCAGGAACCCAGGGGCAGGTGTGCAGGATCGAACGAGCTCGAATAGCTAATGGAATATGTCCGTAGAGGAAACATGGACTCGTATCTTGGGGGCATGGGATCACGCCCTCCAGAATCCCAATGCACCCGTCCGCTCAAAAGAAGGCCTCCTCAAGCAATGGGGTGCCATTCTCAAGGAGACCTCGCAGAGAGCCTTCGTCGACCAGTCGTTTGATGGGGCTCCGTGGGAGCCACTCTACGGTGGCAAGCAGGAACCCCCATTCATCAACATCGCCGGAGCACTCGCAGACTTCGAGGGTGGACGATCCGCACCCAAACCTAATCGGTTCAAGGATCGACCGGCGCTACGCGACTCCCAAACCCTCATGAACTCCATGACCTATGAGGTGAAGGATAAGACCCTGGAGTACGGAACCGTCGTGGAGCATGCCAGAATCCACCAGGAGGGTGGGACGACCTGGATCAAGATCAGTAAGGAGGCCCTTACCCGGATTCGTAGCTGGTTGTGGCAGAAGAAACTTTATGATAAAAAGGGGGGGATGAACTGGAGGAAGGGTCGGGAGGGATATGGGAAGATATGGAATCCGGCAGTAAAGGCTGCCAGTGGTGGGCTTCAACACGAAATCATCAGGAGACCATTCGTTGGGATACCTCCATCGGTGGCACAGAATCTGATGAAGGCAACTGAGTTGTACTATAAGAAGGAGTGCGGGTAAATGGCGGCACCCGATGTAGGCAATATCATCCGGGTTCACGCGCACGTGATCTGGAACCCCACCGACTTTGGGGCTCCCGTCCCGTTCGGGGGAACCTATCTCGGTACGTGCAGGGGAATCCGATTCTCACCACAACCGAAGTACCGGGAGATCTGGGCCGAGGAATGGGGAACGGTTTCAAACGTGATCTACACCGGAGAGGGCCCCTGCACAGTTCATATGATCGTCCGGCATCCCGATGATGACATGCTGACGACGGTGCTTCCGAAGTACGTCGCCAGCGGGTCGAGCGGCATCCGGTGGGTGTTCCGCCCCGGAGGGACCACCGAGAATCTTCGCCCTGGAACGAGCCTGGCGTCACGGGCCGGAAAGCTGCTGATTGCCCCGAAGGCCCTCAGCACCCATCCCATGCTTCTGGTCTACAACGCCATTCCAGAGATCGTGGAGGACGCGGACCTTCGCTTCAGTTTCAATGAGGAATACGGACTCGGGGTCAAATTCGTCGGGACTCCGGACTCAAGCGGCAGAGTGTATAATATGGGACGGATGGCAAACCTGGTGCTCTGATGGGTGATCGACTCGACTGGTTCCTGGCAACCATCTTCACCGGCGAGGCGATGCTCGCCGATACGGACAAGCGCCTGATCGCCGACCACGCGGAACTATTCCTGCGCGCCCGTGGGTCCCTCAACTGGAGCGAGTGGCAGCTTCTCAGTCCGCTCTCCAGGATCGCGTTCCAGGTTGCCTCCGATCGCTTGGAGAATGAGAGGGCAGAACGGGTCGCGGCCCTGGTCGTCACGGCCCTGGCCGAGGCATCGAAGCCCGAGGAGGCCACGAGTGGCCAATCTTAAAGACATGCTGGTGGCCATCAAGACCACCCTCCAGGCACGAACGTGGACCGGGTCCTCCAACAAGGTCTTTGGTTCGAGCAGCGTGGTCATCACCAGAGGGGCCATCAAGGATGCCCTGAGGACCATGGTGGCTCCCGGGGCGCTCATCATGCCCGGGAACATCCGGTGCGACCCGGAGTTCGGTGAGGAGCCGGACCTGTGGATGGTGGACGTCGTGGTTCGGGTGTACACCGTCGCCCCCGGTGAAGCCATCGGAGAGAACCCCCTGATTGGAGCCAATCGGGGAGACGTCACCAAGAGTGAAGGTGCCGGCCTCCTTGAAATCCTGGAGGAGGTCCAGCAAGCCCTCGGACAACTCAACGTGCAGGACGGGTCCAACTACGTGATTCAATTCCGCCAACGCGGCGGGGCCGGAGGGGTTCACGTGGACGAGCGGGTGATGTGGATGTTCCAGGACCTTGAGTTCGAGGCCATCTGCAAGGCTTACTGATATGGGTCAAGACTTAGGTCCGGTCAAACTCACGGTGACCCTCGACACCGAGGAGGCGAGGCGGCAGATCGCCGAGCTGAAGTCCTCCCTCGGGAAGCCGTCTCCCTCCGCCCCCACCACCTCCAGCACCACCACTCCGGTGGCAGCGGTTGAAGGCAACGCCGAACGCGGTCGGAAGAAGCTCCTGGAGCAATTCAGAAGGGAAGTCCAGGCGGCAAAAAACCTGAAGAACGCCGGAAAACGAGCCCCTATTCCCGGACACACCGGTCAGCAATCCGTCGTCAGCCTCCTGGCCGGTGCGGTGCAGAGCAGAGCCACCGGGGCCGCACTCTCCAGCCCCGTGGCGGGGGTCGCCCAAACGGTTGCTGGAAGCGGTCTGCTTTCCAGCGCCGCCGTCAAAGGGGTTGGAACGGCGGCGTTGATCTACGGAGCGTTCCGGCTGGGCACCGAACAGCAAGTGATGATGATGGAGATACTCAAGGGGCTACTTCCGACCGCCCTCACCGACAACGTGATCTTCAAAGGGCTCCAGGACTTCTACGAGGGGCTGGCGAGACGATTCGACGCCTTGGAGTCCTCCGTGATCGCCAGTCTGCGAACCGTGGGCACCACCAGTGAATATGCCGCCGCCAGCGCCAGAATCTCCGGGAACCTTCCGGGGGTCATCACGAGAATACCGAGTCAACTCAAGGACGACTGGATCGTCGAGACCCAGAAGGAGAGGCTCGACTACGCCTTCGGTCGGTTCCGAAGGAAGAAGTTCGCAACCGACTTGGGACAGAATCTCAGTGAAATAATTTCCGGGTGGAACCGATGACTGCCGCAACCAGGGAACTCTCGATCACCTACGCCGGGTTGACCTTCGGCGGGTCCTCCGCCAGGGAGATCACCGGTTGGACCCTGCACGAGGAGGACTACGACTCCGGGTGGTTCGAGTTCGAGATCGTGACCACGGCCGCCAGCGAGGCAGCCTTCGTTACCGAGATCAACGCCATCCGGGACGCTTTCCGAAAGCCCCGGCAGGACCTGGTGGTCACCCTCGGGTCCACCACGAAGCTCTCCAGGAAACACTCCGACAACACCGCCCTGGACACCATGCCCCGGGTCATCAAGGACGGGGACCCTGCCGACACGGCGAGGTCGAGGCACTTCCGGCTGCGGGTGGACTACGGGCTCCCGGCGGACAACGTGTCCACCAACTTCAGGCGGTGGAGTCAGATCAACGTCGAGTACACCCCTTCCCGGCTTCGGGTGGTGACCATCACCGGGGAGTACACAGCGAACTCCTCGAACGGGTCCACCGGGGCCTTTGCCCAGTACCGGGCCCAGGTTTCCAGTTACATCACGACGGTCACCGCGGCCATCGACTCCGGGGCGACGTGGGAGCTGGTAAGCGAACCCCAGGTGGAGCGCAACGAGACCAACAAGGTCTGCCGGTTCACCGTCACCGTCAAGGAGGTCGTCTACAAGCAGTCCCTTTCCGCCACCGACGACGCCGAGATCGTGGACCCACAAATGATCGTGTCCCGGGAGCGCGTGTCCCCAGGGGACTCCGTCGCTGGCGGGTTCTCCTTCGGAGGGGTCATCAGCTCCTCCCAGTTCAACGCTGGTCCCAATGGGAACACTTCCGGGGGTGGTCGCCCGACCGGGGTGATGGAGCCTGCCGGAACGGTATCCGCCCCCGGTGGAACCGCCGAAGCAGTCGAACGCCCGACGAGAATTAGGATCACCTACTCGTGTGGAATCGACGCCACCAAAAGCAAAGACCTTCGCGGAATCTGGGAGTCCAAGATCAAACCTTTCCTGGTCTCCGAGGCGAAAAGCCTGGCCCAGACCGGAATCGTCATCGAGTCGGAAGACCCCGGGATCGACAAGGTGAACAACCGGATCAACGCCACCCTGGAGTGCATCTCCTACCGCTCGGCGGTGATCGAGCAGCGCATCACCGTTCGGGACCACACCCAGTTTGGAATAAGGCTTCGACCTGTCACCACCCCGAACCCATACGATTACTACGAGTACCCGGGTCCAGCGGTCCGGCAGAGAACCGTCACCATCGAGTTGCAGAAGATCGTGACGAGTCCCAGACCTGAAACCGAGCTGGACGCCCTGGTGATCGAGCTGTCGAATCAGGTGACCGGACTGGCTGATTCCCAGAAGTGGGCCCCCATGACGAATGAACCCGCTGTTGCCGTATTGAGGAAGGGGCTCGCCGGGGGAACCACCGTGTACATCGCCGATATCCGAATCGAACGCGTGGCCCAGCGCCGGAATAAGAAGTCCGGTTCCGTGGCCAATGCCGGTGGAGTTACCGGGTCCTCCTTGGCGACATAGCTATGGCCAGCACGACAAATAAGGGAAGTGCGTCACTCGGGGGCAAGCCCCTGGTCATAGAGAGCGGCTCCGTTCGTTGGTCCCTCCGGGAGGGGGTACATCCGAGCATTCAGGAGTTCGAGATGGCCCCCGACGACGCCAAGGAGATCTGGGGCAAGAGCGGACCCCTCACCCTGGAGTTCCAGCATCCGGACGGGAAAAAGGTCACGATTGAACAGCTCTGGTGCCTGAACCTCCAGCCCGGTCCGAATCCCTGGATCAGCGTGGTCACCATCGCGGACCGCCGCTGGTTCTGGTCCTACTCCCTCGTCCGCCGCGTATTCAACAAGCGTCGGAACATCGGGGTCAAACGGGTTCTGGCCAACGACGAGTTCGCGGTGGACTTCGACCGGGCGTTTGAGGTCGGGTGGTGGGGTTGGAGCCTGGACAACAACCGGAGATACGTTCCCTTGCGCATCCTTCAGAAGGTCCTTGAGGACGTGGCCGAGGCCGAGGCCTCCGGGGGCGGCTCCAAGTTCCCGGTCACCATCGAGAGCCACATCGGAACCCGAATCAAGGGGCTCCCCATCGAGGACCTGGAGATCATCGACCAGGGCGACATGGCGGTTCAACGGGCCCTGGAAACGCTTCCAGAGGCCGGTATCACCGTGGACTACAATGGAACTGTCGTGGTCTTCTCCAAGGCCTCCGGGAATGAAAGCTCCATCGTCAAGGCACTTCTTCCGGAGATTCGGGACATGGGACACACCGACCTGGTGAAGAACAAGAACATTCGACCCAAGAAAATACACGTGTACTTCGTCCGTGAGTGCGAGGTGCGATTCGACTTCATCGAGGAGGCCAGGACCCGGGGGATGACGACAACCGATGAGCCTCTCGGGGATTTGCGCCGAATGCAGAACGTCCTTCCCCTTCCGGACTATGACCTGAAGGTGAATGGAAGAACACTCCCGCAGGGATCGTGGGTTTCGTTTGATGACGTATTCCCGGCCTGGGGAACCATGCCCTTGATGGGGGTCACCCGGGCCCTGGACCATGACCTGATGCAGATGGCGATGATCCCCCACATGGAACTCTACGAGGCCATGATGGTGTCCGGTTCCCGACCTGATGAGCAGAAAATCCTCTGGAACTGGACGGACCGAATCGCCACGGCGTTCGCCCACTACCGGACCACCTTCCAGCTGAACCGCAAGTGGGTGGATCGTTTCTACTCGTGGAGAAACTATCGGCTGCTCACCATCAACCCCCAGAACGGAACCCGGGGTCCGAGTCGCGCCTACGGGGACTATTGCATCCTCTACACCCAGAGGAGCCTCTGGAGGAGCAGGAAAAAGGGTGAGCCCCTGGACTACGCCATCAACCGATCGGCCTATCCGTCCAGCGGGAACCTGGATGATACCGCCGCTCCTTCCCCGGCAACGGTGGATGTCGCCGACCATGACCTGGGAATCATTCACCTCGACTATCGCGGCAAGGACCCACTCTCCGGGGACACTCGGACCATTCTTCCATCCAAGATGGCAGAAGACGGAATGCCCACGGCCGACAACTCCAGGAAACTCCAGCCGATCAGCTTTGATACGGTCATCAACACGAATACACCACCGCGACTCTCCCCCATCTTCAAGATGGCCTTGGTGATTTCCGCCATCCCTGCCGCACCGAACGACAAGCGGTGTCTTCACAAGATCACCGTCAACCCCAGCGACGTGAGGGACCTCCTTCCTCCAGGGATGCAAACCGGGTTGAATGACTGTGAAGGTCCGGAGATGGAGATCTTCGTCGGCCCGAACAAGGAGGTCGCCCGGGTCATCTGGAATGACGGCAAGGCCGATGAGATCGAGAAGGTTTTCGGTTTGCGGGAAGGTGAACCCAACCTGACCGGACTGGTCCTCAACGAAGGTGACGCCATCGAGCTGGAGAAGGGTGCGTCTCTCAATCAGATCGCCAGGGCCGAAGCCGCACTCATCTATGCGTCCCTGGTGGACCGCTACGAGGGTGAGGCTACCGGGGACATGAACGGTGGGGTCAGGCTCTCCGGCTGGACCCAGTCCATCGACCACGAGCTGACCCCGGACGGGGAGATGCTCACGAAGGTGAGCTTCCCGGCGCAGATCCCGAAGTTCAGCCTGTTTTCTTTCTTGGATTCCAATACCCGGGCGGCTATCATTAAATTGGCACAGCCGGAGGCCTGATCGTGTTCATCGACGTTTTCGGAAGCGACCAGAGTGGAATCCTCCCCCTCCAGCATTTTCAGTACGACAAACCCCAGGGAGGGCTGGAAGGGTGGGACCTCGACCTCCGGGCCCACAAGAGGTGCGTGCGTATCGTCGGGCGGTGGGACACCGGGGGTGGCATCGGCCAATGGAAGATCGACCGGGACTCGGTCGGTGATCTCTGCGGAGGGTACTGCTGGCCTTCCGCCGGAGAGCAGCTCAGGAAAATCTCCTACTGGTCTTTCGCCATTCCCGCAGTGATCGTGAAAACCGGCAGCAAGGGAACCCCCACTCCAGGAGGCGGTGGGGGTGGTGCATCGCAGGCCGGTCAAATGGTCATGCTTCCCCAAGGTGACCAGGCCGGCAGTCCGGATGGACGGCTCGCCCCCACGCCTCTACAGGCGCGTGTGATCGTCGGAAAAGGACCGAAGAAACCACCGGCAGCCGGTGGCAAAGGGGACCTTCTTCTCGTGGGAATGGGAACGAGCTTCATGCAGTGGAACACGCGTCCGTTCGCTCCTGGGGAGCAGGGTATCGGGGTCGGTATTGGGTCGAGTCCTATTCCGTGGGATATACCTCCGATTCAGCCCGGGGAGCAGGCGGTTCAGGTTGGTGCCGGAGCCCCGGCCATCGGATGGCAGCCGCCGAGGGTTGACCCGGCCGCCAATCCGAATGTGCGCCCGGCAAACCCGGCCATCGGTGCCCTCAGACCAAAAGGGAAATAATCTGAATGGCGAAGAAGACTTCAATCAAGTTCCCTGGGGGATATCAGGGAATCGCCCTCACCTCGACCAATGAGTCGGTCCAGGAGGAACTCTTCCTCCCGGCAGACGGCAGACTCATCGCCGTCAACCAACCGAAGAACGATCCCGACTTCGGGACCCTGGTCTGCGACCTGAAGGAGCAGGAGATCGACCCCGACCGGATGGCCCGACTCCAGTCGATTCTCCGGGTCATCAAGTATCCACTGGGTCAAAGCAACAATTCAATCGGACTCCAGATCGGACCCTCCGGACTCCTGGACTGTCAAGCGTTCATCGTGGATCGAGGCGCGGGGGGAAAAGCCAGCATCGCCCAGGCCTCCGAGTTCGAGGGCGGCCCCTTTCACTGTGGAACCGGGGGTTGCATCCACAAACACGGACTGGACGACGACGGGAACCCGATCTCGGCCCTGCACTTCGTTACCAATGCCCTCTTCTGGAAGGATGATGTGCAGGATGGTCCACTTCGGTTTGAGGATGAGTACAACCAGGGGTACGATGGACCGTACTATACACCGGTTCATCTGGGGTGGGCAGGTCTGGATTGGGCGTGGTGGACCACCAGTCACTGGCAACTTGAACGTGAGGAGCACGACACCGGAAAGATAAAGCGGCAACCTCCGCCCATGCGTGTGGTTCCGTGGGGTGGCGGCGGTGGGAAAAAACCACTCCCCTTGACCCCAACCCCTGGTGGACACCTCATCGGTGGTTTCGGTGGTGGAGGAGGAGTAGGTGGCGGAGGTGGTCCCGGTCCTGGACCTCCCCCTCCTCCTCCGGGTGGGCAACCTCCACCTATGGACGTGTCCCAGGGAACGAATCAACTCCCAGGTGAGGTGGCTCCGGTCAGAACCGACGGTGGAAGAACCCCACAGCAGGAGCAGGAGGACAACCTCCGTAACCTCAGACGGATCAGTGGAGTCGGGGACCCTGCACCCCTTATCCCGCCGGTTTCGTTTAATGCACCTACCCAGGCCGGGCAGACTGGAATACCGCACCTATCCTCAATGGTGTCAACGGCTACGCCCGGAACTCTTGCAAGGCCTGCGTCCTCTGATCGACGCAAGCTCGCCACCAGCAATTATCCAAACATCAATCAGAGGCAGGCCTCACAATTCGATGCGACTCCGGTCGCCGGGCAGATGGCAGCGTTCGGAGCCCAGGGTGGTGTGGTCGGTGGTGGAGCCCCATCATACACCTCACCCCAGGTAGGGGCCACCGGGGACCCCTGGGCCTACACACATAAGCCAGGGGAGGGAAAGTACAAGGAAGGAACGGCTTCCGGCGGTTGGGTCCTTCTTCCCCCAGAGGTCAACCTGGTGGACACCGAGAACGGGTTCATGCCGGACGGAATAGACCTCTCGACAACTTACTTCCTTGTCGGTCCCGGAGCCTGGTTCGGTGCGGGCCAGCCCGAGTTCTCCGATGGGGGTATTCAGGACGGGTATTCGTGGGGACAGGACACCGCCACCGGCGACCTGATCTTCCGGGCCCACGTCAATTCAGCGGCCCCGGTCACTGCGTTCAAGCTCGACCTGGCTACCCAGAACTTCGCATGGAAGAGCGGGACGGCCTACTACGGAATCTTCGAGCACGCGAACACCGGGGAACGAACATACACTTTCCCCGACGCCAGCGGAATCGTGGCGCTCACGGCCTCAGTAGTTACGTCCATCATCGGCACCGCCAACCAGGTGCTGGCCAACGGAACATCAGGGTCCGGTCAAGTCGGTGCCGTGACGTTGACTCTTCCACAGGATATTGCCACAACTTCGACTCCACAGTTTGCCCGCCTCGGGGTGGGGGTGGCGGCGGATGGGACCGCCTCGCTCAAGCTCAACACCGTGGCGGACTTGGCGGGCAACTTCCTGACCGTCGCTAGCGGAGTGGTGAACTACAGGACCGCCTCGGAAACGCTCGGGGATATC